GGCTGCATGCCCCGCAACCAATGGCGTATTTTTCTAATAACATACGCTTCTCAAAATAATTTATGTCCTTATGAGAACAAGGCATATTTGCATAAATATGCAGATTAATAAGTTATTAGTACCGGAGGACTGTAGTCTTCAGTCAGGGCAAACCGGTAAATCCAAGAAAGCAATGACTAAAGTCCAACTAATAACAAATTAATTAGGCACAGTTCCAGTGGTAGAATCGAAGGTTGCCAGGGGCAAAACTCCGATGAAACCACCGAAAGAAAAATCGTCACCTACCTGTCTTAATATATCACAAGCAAGAGTGCCAGTACCGGAACCGGTAAAGGCAACTTCAATGTTGTTATGTATAAAACCATTGTGAGCATCAGCAGTCTCGCTGGTAGCCCAACCAAAATGGTAATTGACAAGTGAGTGAGAGGGACTATAGAACGGAACGTGTACGTCTAAAGCTCCTTGGACGAGGGGAGAGGAATAAATCCAGTTGGTCATACCAACTTTAACAGCAGTGAGAGCAGCAGATACATGTGGCTTCCAGACATTACTGACTGGATATAACATGCTCTTAGCTCTAACTGTAGCATTGCCATACGTGACATAACGCATGACCATAGATCCTCTGTATAAACCAAAACAACCACCAAAATATGAATAGTAGTCGTGCAAATAATTTTGTGGTCGCAATTTATTCGCAGTGGCGTTAACTAATGAATAGACCAAAGCGCAAGGAGAGCCAACATACGTTTTAGCGGCTGCAACGAGCGATTGATCCAGAGTAACGGCCTGAGTTCTTTTAAGGAGCTGTCTTATAGACCTGATAACTTCTCCTATAGTGTACAGCGCATCGACACCGGCTGTATCACACTCAGTTTGGTTTATGTATGCTCCACCGTCGGATTCAATTATTCCCCCCATTGAGGGCTCTAAAGGGGCCTGACAAATTATGTTATATTTGTCACGGCGAAGCATAGAAATTTTGTTTTGTGTCTTCTTCTTTTTCTTGTTAAGGGTAAGAAGATCACCCTTTTTAGTAGGTTTGGAATTTTTATCAGAGGAATCCTTACTACTAATATAAAGATTCTTGTATTTACGATGGTTCTTGGGTGCATCTAAGCCAGAATTGACTAAAATGGGAACACTCAAAGCCTCAGTTGGTACTGCAAGTTCAAAATCAGGTCCACCATGTTCCTCAACTATAATGTCAACAGTGGAGGAAACATTAGCAGGAGCTTCAAGTTCGTTAAGTACAAAAGCTGCGACCCACCCAATCTCTCGGCTAACGAGTGACCAAGGCACAACATTAACATAAGGGATAGTTATCTCAAACTCGGAAGTTTGAGAGAGGTCCCAAATATAACGAGTACCAAAGTGTGCGTCAGCATAACTTGGAAAAACATTTGGATTGGGTTGATAAACGAAAAGGATACGAGCATTGTGGAAGGTAGTTTTAGCCGCAAAGAACTTATAAACTATAGAACCCCTCCAATACTCAAATGTACTTGCGGCATATCCCATTGGTGAATGCCAGTTAACTTCCACATTACCAGCAGATCCGGGATAAGAGGCTACAACAGGATTATAGGGACGAACCCTGAACAACCAAATACGTGTACCTTCAATATTGGTGGTAGCTATGTTAATATCGTCGACATAACTTGGTATAGAACAAAAGTACTGTAAAGCCATTTCGTCGACATTAGTTCCAGCAAATCCATCCAAATGCGCGACCTTGTTGGCAGCTAACATGCCATGAGAATCGAGAGTGTCCGCCACATCAATGTTATTAGAATGCGACATAACTCTGGAAACCCTAGAAAATCTGGTCGAAGTGTCATTAGGATTGGAAAGACCAAAGGTGGCTAAACCCTTACTCAACGAATCCAAAAACCAAGATGTTGGTCCTGTATAAGAAGATATAAGTGGAATATTATCACCTAACCTACGTATACCACCAGCTATGGTCTTAACTGGCGCAGATATTATACCACCCGAGTCTTCCTTGTCGGATTGAAGATATTTGGCACGACGACTGGAGCCATAAGATTTACCAGATTGAGCAACTGGATAAAGTAATTCAACATCTTCAAAATGGCACCAACACTTAAAAGTAATTGGACCATTAGTAGCCGGCGAATAAACCACATAGTAAACAGTGGCATAAGGATTGGCCGTAGTGGGAATTAAACTGTAGGCATTCTCAAAACTAGAGAAAGGAACCTTAAGAGTAGTCTCATTAGTAGTGGCTACATTGTGACGAACAGATGGCAATTGACTCAAAGGAACGATATGAGAAGTCATAGTGTTCCTACGAGCAGCAGAAAGCAATGGGGCAAAACGTCCAACAGATAACAATAAAATACCAGACTGGAATTTCTGGGCATTAGTTTGTAACTTTAGCACGAGAGTGCCGCGGAAACCACGAAAGCCAGAAATTTTCTGCTGGTATATGGGCAAGGAAAGTAAGTTATTTGGAACGTCCATGGAACCCAAAATGGAACCTCTAAGTTGCAAATTCCAAGAAGCAAATGTAGAGGGACAAAGAACAGGTCTAGACAAGAAATCTTTGATTTCATGCATAGTTGAGGACAATGAATATGAGGTCAAAGGATTAGGAATCTTAATGGATGCGAAATCGACTACAGGCTGAGACGGTTCAATATACTCGAATAAATTCTGTTGCGCTGAAGCCTCAACTTCGACGAAATCGCGACCCTGTGTTGTTGTCAATGATGACCCATGACCGGGGTTTGTTTGTGATTCTGGGTTAGCTGGTGAATTGTACAATAGAGAGACCACCGAATCTCTCAATCGACTCATAAGTGTCTGGATATATTAGAATGTGATCCTGATTAGTAAAGATAAATATCTACACATTTTGAAAATCAATATTTACAGTTTGATTTACACTATTGCCCCGCTTTGGTGTTGGGTTGGGCTTATGAGATTCATTACTCCCAACACCATGATCAGTTTAATAGACGCGTTCAAGCTTAAGGGTGTCAGACACCCTAAGCCTAAAATCAGATACCTGCGTATGGTAACTGAAGTTTTCTTCCATGAGACGAGAAATTACTGCATAATACTCGTCCCATATCGTTTCATCATGAAGGCTAAGTTCGTGAAGAAAGCTTTCATATGTGGAAATGACCGTGGATTTAAAATCTTTGGACTTAGTCACATAATAGCACATTTGACGAACAACCTCAATGTCAAGAGGACAAAGCATGACACCATTTTCTGACGACCACCGAAATTCTCTCTTTAGAAAAGAAATCTGGTATATAGTCCTAAAATGCGTAATACGTTTGTCTTTGATCTCGGACGTATATTCAAAACCTGCTTCAGACATGTACAAAGGCATGGTAACAGGACTAAAGACGTCATGAGATCTAGAATGAACAGAAATAATATTATCATCACCATATACGAGGATTTTAACATTATCATTGAATGTGGACAAACTACTAGATCTCCTGTCATGGGCTATAATCCAAGCGAATCTAATCACCATAGAATTAACTAGACAGTTAACAATAGTCGTTAAAGGGTTGCCAGAAGGCATGCCCGAGTTCCAATAGTATATTTTTTGGTCTCGAATGTGAACTGAGCTGAACACATCTAATAGAAGTATAGCCATTATTCGAGAATCTAAATCAACGTCACCAGGATAAGTAGGATCGCTCTTTAGGACATTAATGAAGAACCTATGAACAGGCCTCCAAAAAGAGCTATTTATAGTGGTATCAAAGCCTTTAAAATCGCCGGCTATAAGACACTCAGCGGTATCGTTCTGCAAATAAAAAGCAACATCGGACCACTCACTATAAGGATTAACCCCAACAGAAATACCATTAACAATTCGATTTTCCATCAACCATGAAACTATGGACAAAAATTTCATACGAACAGCTATAGTATAAGCGATGGGGGCACAACTAATGAGTCTAGGTTTTGTTATCTTATCCAAAGGACGGGTTTCGTCCTTAAGAAAATCACCATAAACATGCAAACCACGAACGCCATGCGAGGCATCGGTGAGTATCTTATCGACCTCACTTTTCAAGTTGAGCGCCTCAACAGAGTGGAATTCGTAATCACCATCGGTACCAAAGAAATGTTTCTTTCCTTTGAAAGACGGAGGTTTAAGCTTGCAATAGGGGTAACCAGAACTAGTACCCCTAGGTAAACCGTTCATAAATTTGTTGCCAGGAATACCAGCAACAGCTTCCTCAAAAGTAAGAGCTCTATATTTAAATGGCTTGGACTTATTGATAATAGTCTCAGAAAGATGATCAGCTACATCGTCTAAAATGGGTTCAGGCAAATAAGCGGAGTGTTTGGTGTAAGTTTTGAGCCGAGTAATGAATGGATCAACAACTACACCATTTTCATCAGAATATGGACTTAGAAGTGCTGGTGCTATATGGCATTCTCCGAGAGAGCCATATATTGACTTAACTTTGGTAAGTCGGCTTTTGGAAACATGTCCAAGAGGTAAATTGGTGGTTGCAGCCACCCTAAAATCATCAAAGACAAAATCAACCGTAGTAGGGACCTTAAAGGTGTGTGCGTCTATATCGGGAGAACAAGCCTCTATAGGATCAAAATGTTTAATGGCTTCAAGAACTATTTCCCTAGTTATAACTGTAGAATATCCCCGATCGCTGACAAGAGTCGATGCTCCTGCAACATGGAATCCTATTATAGGATTAGGGTAATAATTAGTGTGTTCAGCATATATTATGGACCCGCAATCACCATAAGTGGTTTTCGCAGGATACGCCATATGCCTATCCGTATAAACTTTCTCGCCAGATTGAGTGGAATAAATGAGTTTCTTGTTTAAGACAGTAGACTCAAACTTATGAATGTCATGTGCTCCGTTTTCCCTTGTAACAACCAACATGCAATCTAAAAATTCATGAGGCAAATCATCCAAACGGATAAAATGCTTAGTTATATCGGGGAAGGTCTTCAACCTACCAGGAATAACAAAGAAAGAAAGATCATAATGTGGAACATCATGTCTCTCCATAGATACGAATTCTTGAAGGCAGCTTTGCTTAATAAGGACACCCTTAGAAGTATAAAAATCAATATCTTCGGTAGGATCCCATTCGCCGCT